CTACTAAAGTACAAACAATTGGTGAGGCATTTGTTGCATTTGTAATTGTACCACTTGATGCTCTTAATTTTTCACCAGTCCAGGTTGCACCAATACCTAATGAAGTCGGTGCAGGAGAACCCATAATACGAATTGTATCACCAGGAGCAATTCTTGCTGCTGTTGCACCTGATGTCATTGTTTTCCAACGGTTCGCAAAACTTAATCCATCGTTTGCGTCGTTTCCATTTTCGTAATCAAGATAATATGTTGCCATTGTTTATTGTCCTCCCTTATGCCGTATACTGAATCCAGATGTCACCATTGGCACCACCACTTGGAGATGATGTTGATATAGTTATATTATATGTTGGTGTAGTAATTACATATCCAACAATTTCTATCACATCACCAAGAGAAGCACCTTCATTTAGAACAATTGTAGTTCCTGTTGTTGCAGTGTATGAAGAATCACTTAACTTCACACCATTCATAAACACATCAACAAATCCAACAGTGTAAGTTGCCGAGAATGATGTTTGGCCTGCTGTTGCTATTGCATAAGTTAAATTCTTAGACGTTCCAGGTATTGTGACTGTCGAAATACCTGCAGCAGCAGTGACTGAAGAAATACCAGAACCAGTAAAGTTAATACTTGTAATTCCGGTTCCTACAGATGCTGAGTTCTTATTGATTGCAAGACCTGCAGAAACTCCAGTTAATTGTGACCCATCTCCTCTAAATGAAGTTGCAGTTACAATACCAGTAACATTAACTCCTCCACCATTAATCGTAACTGCAGATCCAACTAGTGCTGAAGATAAAGTAGAGACTCCAGAAACATTAAGACCTGTAGTTACTCCAGCAAGAGTTAAGTTTCCTCCACTAATACTTCCTAATGTGGAGAATCCAGAAACTACTAAAGTTGATGCACTAACGTTTGCTGTATTTCCTGAACCAGAAATGTTAGTTAATCCAGAACCATCACCAACAAATGCAGTTGCAGTTACAGTTCCTACAATTCTTACATCACCAATTACCTGAAGTTTTGATGTTGGATTTGCTGTTGAGATTCCAACATTGCCTTCAGTAAAATAAGTATCGTATGTATTAGTTCCTAATCCAACAGACCAAGGATTAACAGCAAAAACGGTGGTTCCTATACCAACATTTTTGGATGCATATAGTTTGGCATCAAATGTGTTTAGAGCTAATTCTCCTAAAGGTACTTGATCTGGTGTTGGTATTTTTCCAGATACTGCTGACCTTTTAAGTTTAATTTTGGGATCTGCCATTTAATTAATGTTGGTATATACCACACAACTTAGTAGAGACTAAGCTTTAGAGATATTTATGAATTAAACTCTTCGTCTTTTTGGATTCTTTTTGATTTTGTTGATAATTTGTTAACTTCTTCTTTAAGTTGAGTAATTGTTTTAGTAAGTTGCTCAACTTGAGTTTCTAAAACAATATTTTGGTTATACAACTCAAAAGATTTTTGTTGATATTTTGCAAGAACTGCTTTTAGATCATCTTCAGTCATAAAATAAGAGGAGTTTTTCTTTTCTTATTTAGATTATTGATTTAATTGTTAAAATGCACCACAATCAATTGTGATATTTTCCAAAGTTCTTACGCCTGCAGAGCAGTTAATAACTTGAGATTGTCCAGCACAATCATTAACCCATAAAGCACCAATTTCAATAGAAGCATATGATGTAAATGTAATTTGAGGACTATTATTATCTGTTCCACCTCCATCAGTAACATCAGACCCAAATACAAATCTTGATGAGTTTTGTTCCCAAATAACTGCTGATTTTTTAGCAGATGATTGATAATAGTTAAATAATACTCCAAGATCCCAAGTTGTTGTTGATGATGGAGCAGATCCATCAACAATACCCAACTCAATAGTTCTATCTTCGACTGTTAATGTAGAAGTATTAACTTGAGTTGTAGATCCGTTAACAAATAAATTTCCACCAACGGTAACATTGCCGCTTGATGATAAAGAAGTAACCGTCGTAACACCAACATTTAATCCTGTTGCGGATATTTGTCCTAATGTTGTAATACCTGTAACTCTAAGCCTGGCTAAATCAGCACCTTCGGAACCACTGATTCCTCCGGAAAATGTAGAGACTCCAGAGACATTTAAAGTAGTGTTTTGAACAAATCCTAAAGTACTAATACCAGGAACATTGAGACCTGTGGTAATTCCTGCAAGAGTTAAGTTTGCTGCACTGACACTAGATAACGTAGAGAATCCAGAAACAACTACTGTAGTAGCAGTAACATTTCCTAAAGTACTTAATCCAGCATTAGAGAATCCAGTGGTATTGGTTTGCCCTAAAGTTGTAATACCTGTAACTCTAAGTCTGGCTAGATCAGCACCTTCAGACGCATTAACACCTCCAGAGAATGTAGAGACTCCAGAGACATTTAAAGTAGTGTGTTGAACAAATCCTAAAGTACTAATACCAGGAACATTAAGTCCTGTAGTAACTCCAGCAAGAGTTAAGTTTGCTGCACTGACACTAGATAACGTAGAGAATCCAGAGACTACTAGAGTTGATGATGTAGCATTACCTAAAGTTGATACACCAGCATTAGAAAATCCAGTGGTATTTGTTTGTCCTAACGTTGTAATACCAGAAACACTTAATGATGATGAGTTCAGGTTACCTGAAAAATTACCATTTCTCCATTTTTGAGTAGAGATTCCAATATCATAGGTATTATTAACATCGGGAGTTAAATTTGATATAAATTCACCAGATACATTAATATTATCTGTATTTGAATCACCTAAATTAATTGTGCCACCTTGGAATGTTACAACACCTACGAAGTTAGCATATCCAGCAACATGCAAATTTTGCCCAATCGTAACGTTTTTATTGATACCAAGTCCACCATCAATTTGAACCGCACCTGTATCAGCATTTCCTAAAGTATTATCTGTAGTATCAGTAAATGTTGCGATGCCAGTAAAAACTGGGTTTGCAGAACCACTTGCCCAACTTAAATTACCAGATCCATCATTGGTAAGAACGGAAGATGATGTACCTTGAGATGCTGGAAAATAATATGTAACAGCAGCTCCAACTGATGCTGGTGAAGCAAGAGTAATGTAATCTGTTCCATTGGTAGTTCCCTCAACAAGATTAACTCCACTACCTCTTGCTGTGGTTTCTTTTGTCCAATAACGATGAGAACCAAAAAATTTATTTGTTGCCGTTGAGGAGGTCAGACCTACATATAGATCGTAACTATCTGTTGTAAATCCAGGTTCACCTGCCCTCAGTCCAGGGAGATTAGTAAGAAGACCTCTCTTAAACTGTAAAACAGGAGCTGCCATCTTTATACACTCTTTTTTTACTATTTATTTAATTAAAATCCCCCACCATCCAAATCAATACGATTATCTAAATCCACATCTAAAACATTCTCAAAATCTGCGGGCAATCCTGGTTGCGTTGTCTCTGTAGTCGCAGATGCACTTAAAACTGCATCTGGATTCACCGCAGTATATTTACCCGTTGATGCATTGTACATAATAACATACTTATCAGACACTGAAGTTCCATCAAAATCAACTAAGTCCGAAAAACTTGCTGGCACTTGTATGCCTCCAATAATTGGTTTTACATTTGTTTTCTGTTCGGGCTTTAATCGAACGGAAAAAATTTGATTGGTAGAAACTGTGACTTTATATGTCATATTGATACCGTATCGGAGACGATTATCATGCCTTCAAATACTTTAGATTTTGATGTTCCGGCGTTATTTGCAATCACAACATCATAATAATTTCTACCTGAAGACAAATCAGATGTTACTGTTGATGCCATTGATATTTTAATTTCACCTTTTGATGAAGTAACAGTGGTTTGGAATGATTTATAATCTGATGCCGCTGGATGTTTGCGTATTCTTGCAGTTGCTGTATATCCAGTCAAATTAAATGCACTATCATCAGCGTTCTTTACAATAAAAGTTGACTCAAAACTAGTTCCTTTATCTAAAGATAGGTTGATTGCAGATGCCATGATGCATTTTTTTAACTATTTATCTTCTTTCTGTTGTTTGATCAACTTTAATAAATCTGCTGTTGATCCAACGTATAAAGCATTATTAACAGTTGTTGGACCGTGGTACTTATTATCCTCAATGTCTTTTATTTTTTTCTGTAAATCCATTAACTTATCTGTTGCATCAGAAACATTTTTAATGAGTTGCCCCGCAACTTCATATGCTCTTGGCATATCACTTTCTTGCGCTAATTCTAGAATTCCATTGAGTGCTTCTTGTCCCTTTTCTATAATTGCATACAAATTTCCTCTTGTATATTCATAGTCTTTTTTAATATCATCCTGAGTGGAATCTATTTTTAATTCTGGAACCGTAGGTTCCTTTTCAGAAACAACAATCTCAGAATCAACATTAAATGTTTGATTTAGGTCTTTATATTTTTTTTCAATATTCATAAGATTATTTTAACTAATAGATCCACTAAAACCAAAATCATCACCAAACTCAACTAAATTATTGTCTGATGATGTAATAGACTTGACAGGATCTCCAACTAAATGTGTTGTAATTGTCGTTCCATCTTTTCCTCTTTCTACCTGTATGGAATTATTATTTACGTTAAGAACATAAACTTCTTCTCCATTAATATCCAAATACGTTTTATTTGTAATTGATGAAGTATCTGAAACGTAAATTGTAGTATCTGTTTTTGCAATATCTTTTGTTAGATTAGCAATAATATTCCCAGTATAATTTTTTATTGCCCTTGGTTCAGTAGTATATACAACTTCTCTTGCTGTATTTGTTGTATCAGTTCCTGTAAGATAATTGATTTTTGTAGATTTGATAATATCTGGAGTTGCAGTAGAAACTGGACCAAATAGATAAGTTTTTGCAGTAAATCTTAACGTATAGAGCAAAACACGACGAGTTGTAAAATCACCCTCATAATCATCCTGAAATGTTACATTTTCTAATACTATAGGTATATCTTTTTTTTCATTAATACCATTTTCTAACAAATTAACTGATAATGTATAAGCTGGTTGGAAATATGGCAAAATTTGCTCAATAATTTGTAGAGCATCATCATTTATTTTTGACATAATGCTCAACTCAAACTGCATATTATATGGAACTGGCATATAAACTTTTTTTACAACGGTTCCATCAGAAGAGTCTTTTGTTAAAAATTGTTGAGTTGTTGTTACTTTTCTTGCTGGGTCATAAACTATTCCAGTAAACTCAAAAGACATTCTTGGCAAAGTAATTTGCAAAGATTTGTTAAGATTTGGAGATTGTTCCAATCTTGCTAAAAACTTTTGAGTTGGACCATATGCCAAAGGAACTTTTATAACGCTTACAACGTTATCTGAGGAATTTGTTCTTTTAACTGTAATATCATTAAACAACGTTCCAAAAGATATTACTGTTTTTCTAAAAATTTCGTTATAAAAGTACTCAAACATTTTAATTCATGTACATAGAGATTCGTAAATAATATTTATGCTTGCCCAAAAGGATTTCTTTCAGTAAAGTCAATGATTAGATCTGCTTCTGTTTCTATCTCTTGATTTGCAGCAAAACCATCATCTACAACATCTTGATTTATTGCCCTGATAATATACGTTGCGCCAACTCCTACTACTGTTTCTCCAACAATGAACGCACCATTAATTGATGCAACTTCAAGTTTATTCGTGGTTGAATTCCAAGAACGAACTCTTGCAGTTGTTGCACTTTGAGATCCTGTTACAACTTCATTAAATACATATGTTCCAATTCCGATCATATATGGAGAACCTATACTAATTGTTGGAGCTTGTGTATATCCAGCTCCAGAATTGGTAATATAAATTGCCTGAATTGATCCAGCTGGGCTTAAAATTGCTGTAGCTGCCGCAGATACCGTTGAGATTCCAGTAAATGTAATTGGTGGTGCAGAAGTATACCCAGAACCTGCATTAGAAACAGTTATGATACCAACAATACCATTTTCTATAATTGATGTTGCTGCAGCACCACTTCCACCTCCACCAATGAATTTTATCCCAGGTGCCACAGTATATCCAGATCCGGGGTTAATAATATTAACTGACTGTACAGACTGAGAAGATGGATTTGCACTGTCAGTACATACAACAATTCCACTTATCATGACTGCAGTTGCAATTCCCGTTTTGCCTCCAGATGGTGCTGAAGATATTCCAACTCTAGGAATACTAGTATATCCTCCTCCTCTATTTGTAACGGTGATATTCTTAATTCCACCATTTACAATTGATGTATATGCAGATGCTGTCACCCCCGATCCAACTAAGGTTAATGTCTGTATTGGTCCAATTGGAATGAGTCCATCATCCAAACTTGTCCCTATTCCGGATAGAGTATCATCGATTTCAATTACTCCAGTATCAATAACCTCATCTTCATATCTAAAGAGTTCACACTTAAGAGTATAAATGTAATTTTTTTGAAGTTGATAGAATGGTTTTTCATGTTCAACATATTTAATTTCAAATAATCTATCACCTAATGGAAAATAAATTAAATCTCCCTCTTTGGGTCTTGTCGATAATTTTGTATTGGGTGAATTTTTTATAAGTGGAGAAATATAAAGTTCAAATCGTTCTCTAGAAATTGTCAAAACAATTTCATTTAGTGCCTGAATTCCAAATTTTGATAAAATCACACTATTGTCAGCATATCCTTCAAAATTTTCTAAATATGCTTCTATTGGATATGCATCTTTAAATTCAGATTCTACAACTTCTCTGATAACTGTTTTTTCTGTAATATATCTTCTTGGTATATAATAAACTTCAATTCCATATATTTTTAATTGTTCATTAATCAAATCCTGAACGAGACTTTGTTCTGTTTTTGACCCCTGAAGAAAAAATGGATTTAACATAACATCATCCAATCATGTCTAATGGTGGAAGTTCATACATACTAGACATTTTTTCCATTAATATATCTAATTCTCTTTGAGCATCATCATATAATTGTCTTCCGTTTAACTCAACTCCACCTGGAAGTTTCACTCCTTGGAACTTGATTAAATTTTGTCCCCATTGTTTTTTAATTAATATAGTTACATATTGCTTGAGAAATGAATCATTCCACACATCAGAATATGTATTTGGATCTAAAACGGAATAGCAATCAATAATAAAGAAATCACCAGATCTAACAGTATTCCAATCTATATCCAAGTATAGTCTATCTTGTCTTTTATTATATCTTATTTGTTTTTGTGTCGTTATTAGAAAATTAATATCCTCAAGATAAGTTTTAACCATTGCATAAGATAAAAGTTCCGTTGTTCCCCAATAGTAAATATCATTAAGAAACAGTTGATATTTAACGCTAAACATGTTACTGCTGATTGCGTTAGACCCATCAAAGTGAAATATCTTTGTGACTCCAATGACAGAATTTGGAATTCTTAGATAATTTGAATTTTCATAATAAGTAAAAGTTGTAGCCGTCCCAACCATGGGATCTACTACAGATGTTGTTGCAATGCCAACTCCAGATGGGGCTTTTGCCTTTCCCCTAGAAATATCATCTTCCGTTATTTTATACTTAAAAAGAGCTGGATATACACCATCAAAGTGTCTTTCCTGAAAGAACTGAATGGCATCATCAATAATATCATCAGCCTGTTCATCTGCAACGTTAATCTCTAAAACTGGCGCTCCCAGTTTTCTTTTTGCATAATCAATTAATCCCTGCCTACTAGATGGTTGCGCCATTTATAAAACCTTTTCTAACTATTTATTCTGGACTAAAAATTTTTAAGTCCCTAACAACTTCTTGTTGTTTAAAATATAGTTTGATGTAGCATTTGCAAATATTTTTAAGATCCTCAATATTTCCGCAATTATCAATTTCTCTAGAAATTTTTTCATATTCAAATAACTTAGAAATACCTTCTAATTGTATTTCATCTGGATTTATTTTCATCAATTAAACTCCTTAAGATACTTTTTATTTCATCAAGATCATTTTTGATGCTATTAACATCAGACTCAATTTTTTCAACTTTTTCTTTTTCTTTTAATTTTGTCTCACGCTGTTTTTTGTATTTTTCATAGTCATCTTTGTTTATGTTAATAATCGCTTTTGTGTTAGGATCTCTTACCAATCCATCATATCCTTCGACTTTTATAAATTCCATTTTATGCTAAACAAATAACTCTTAAATCTTTAAGTTTTGGTGGATATGTTTGATCGGTCGATGTCATAACTAATTTAATTCTATAAGATTTAAATGATGGTAAATTATTTGCTGTAAATGTATATTCTCTATACTCTGCATCTATAGAATTTACACCAATCCGAGGTATATTATGAGAAATAAATTTATCTGATAGTCCAGTGCTCTTTTCTTCTGAAATCACATTATCATTTGCATCTAGATTTCCATATCCTGGGAAAAGTGTAAAAATAGGTTCAAAATTTTGATTATTGTCTATGGCATAAAGTGCTCTTATTTCAGAATATAAGTTAACATGAGCACTTAAAATAATTTTAATTGATGTTGCAGGATTTTCGAGAGTGGTTTCTCTAGTTATATATGTACATGCATGTGGATCCGATAAAAGTAGATTTACTCTACCATCTTTAGTATAATCACTAATTGGGTTATCGACTAAGTTTGATGTAAGAATAATATTCATTCGATCAATATCAATGATTGGACTCAAACGAGAATCTGAACTACCAAGAGAAAGATTCATTGCAAATGATCTATCTCCTTGTTCTAATATTGTGCCGCTATTTGAAGTTTCATTAATTCTTGATGCAATAATTCTGGGGGAATCCAAATAATTTGTTTGATTTAGTGTAACTGTTTCATATCCATTATCTATGAACGGAGTATCAGATCCTTGTCCGGATCCATCATTTAAACTAGTTCCGGAAATTGTTTTCATGATTGCAGTCACATTAGTTCCTGGAACTGTTACATTCTGAATCATTGGAGTTATGATCTCAAAAGGCATGTTTTGAGAAGCTCTGATTGTAAAACCTCCAGTCGATTGAGTTTGATTAAAATATAACTTTGGAAAAGTATTAGTGCCAGATCTATCAGTTCCATTTGTTGTCATATCAACTTTAATGTTATATGAATCAAATGTAATTGGTTGTGATACTGAAACATCACTCAATAAATGTGTTTTATTAATTCTGTTCAGAGAAACTCCACCAAGTTCATATTTGTATACTGGAGTTCCTGCTAAGTAATTTTTAGGATTTGATCCTCGTGTAATACCCCTAATTTCTCCGGCAAAAACTGAAGTATAAGAAATAATTTCACTACCAACTAACAAATATCCTGGATTTGTGGTGCCAACTCCAACATTTTCAAATGTAGAAAATAATGAACTATTATCTACAGAAATTGTAGAATTTGAGTTTGCGGCATATGGAACAGAAAGTTTTGTTGGTATTATGTCTGATTCAACGCCAGAAATTGTTACTCTGTTTGTTTCATGATGCATACCATGATTAACATGATTAACTACAAAATGAAGACCATCATTAACTACATTTATTGTGTCAACTTTAACACTGCCACCAGAATTTTCATTTAAATTTTTGATTACACCAAGACTATTTGTATACGCTAAAGTTTTTCCAACCCCAGTTACAAATTCACCCTGAACATTATCTAAAATTAACTCATTTGTACTTGCAATAGAAACAACTGACAATCTAATGTTTTGTCCCACAGACGCATTTCCAATAGAAGTTATACCCAAGACATCTCCAATTTGATAACCTGATCCCGAATTAACTACTGTTGCTGCAACAGCTACTCCATTTTCAATCGTTACGTTTGCAGTAATATTTCTGCCATTGCCTGTAATATTTGTGAGTCCAATTCCAGAATAAGTAAGTCCGCCAGATGCTGGCGTATATCCAATTCCAGCATTAAGAATGTTGAGATTTCCTGTTGCTATTCCCGCTTTTCCAATTAAATTTCCAATTCCATTGGAATTATATTGTGAAATGGTATTTCCAAATTGAAGACCATTTACATCTCCAAAAGATTCTGTTAATGTTGATCCCAATCCAACACGAATTTGTTTTGACTGAACAATAATTGGATTTGGTTGTAACAAAGCAACTTGTCCATTACCTTCGCTTAGAATTGGATTATAAATTTTAAGATTTCCACTCTCAACAAAATCAGCTCTGTATAATGTGAATTTTAAATCTTCCCATTGACTTGCATCCCATGTCGATGCATTTTGAGATTTAAATAAAGATCCAAGATATGGTTGATTTGAAATAAATTCGTCTGTTAATATGTCTGCTTCTCCAACTCTAGATATGAATACTCTATATTTTGTTGACCATGATGCTAGACATATTGCATATTCGGTTCCACCACCAGCAAGATACACTGGAGATTTAAATGTAATTCTAGTTGGAATAGATCCATCTGCTGAAACATTAATTTCTTCGGGTGTTAAAATAATCTCAGAAAATGGAAGAACTTTTTGAGTTGGAGTTCCATTCGCCATTGTACGTATTTGGAATGTCATTGGAACATTCATATCATCTTTTGTTTGGAAAAAAACTTCGCAACTTGTTATAAAAACGCCTGTGGAATCTAAAACTTGGAAAGATTGTGCAAGAGGATCATACCACCCAACAATAGTCTCTGTTGATGTTGACGAAATAACATTAGAAGCAACTAAAGTGGATCCAACCTGTCTTGTGATATTTTGTTGATCGAAAGTTTGCAATCTTTCAATCTTTGCATTTCTCACCGAAATAATATTTTCTTGAACAGTTTCTAAAGTTCCAGATGAAATAAATGAATCCTCTGCTATTGTTTCTGCTTTATTTTTATCATTAGCGATATTATCAATTAATTTAAAAACTTTTTCTCCAGATGAAAAACGTGGGTTTGCAGAAATGTTTGGATTTGGTATAAAGAAACTTCCTATTAATGTTGATCCCAAATCAGATATTAACCGAACATTTGTAATTCTAGCAATTGCACCACTTGTCTGACCAACCAAAATCATTCCAGTCTGTACATATCCACGGAATTGTCCTTGTGCCTGTAAAGACAACGAATAAGTATCAACATTTAAAATTGTAGAAACTGATGAATATTGTGATGGAAGAGTTACATTGTTTGTTCCACCTGCAAGTTGAATAGTTCCTGCAGTATCTGCATAAGTTTCTAAACTAGTTGCAGAAACTTGCGATAAATATGGATTATTTTTATATATTTTTGTGGGAGCATTATATGGACCATCTTGGTGATTTGCTTGTGCGACTCTAAACGTAATAAATGGATCTGCTGACGCACTTAATGGACGTAATCCTGTTGCCTGAATAGATCCAACTACAGTTTCTCCCACTTGGAATGTACCACTCTGCATTGAGATTTCTAAAAGTTTTGGAGTACAATATTTTGTCACATTTATCCCATCAAAAAATGCATAGAGCTGTGTTAATGGTTTTAATTTTTTGGAGTTAAACTCAACATTTCTTGATCGCATAAAGGCGATTACTTCTCTATTTACAACTCTATCCCCAACAGATGTATTATCAAATTGCTCTGTAACTTGTGTTCTTGATCCTTGTCTTGTTTGAACTCCCGTTTGGAAAGTATTCAGATATGTATCTTGTACGATATCCTCAGTTAGAGTTCCCCATATCGGAATGTTGCCGCTACCCCCAACCCAATCAGCTGTTCTAACAGTTCTAGTTGAAGTTGACGTTGATGTTTGTGTTCCTGTCCAGAATTGTTGCCAAGAATCCCAAACAATTGGACCAAGACCTGTTTGTGGATTAAGACCAGAAGATGCTGCAAGTGAAGCAACGGTTGATGTATAATTACCTTCGGCATTAATAATTTTAGCCTCAAGTCTAGCGGTATCTACCCAAGTATCTGAGGATGGAGTTAGATCCAAAGTTGCTTGCCAAAAACTAACTAAAAATGGAGTAATACTCTCAGTTCTGGTAGCAAATGATTGTTTTAACCATTCAACTTCTTTATAGTCTAAAGTAACTATGTTTTGGGATTTTTTTATATTTGTTCCTTCTGGATTTAAGAATTTTAAATCTTCACTGGGAGAAATATTTGAAACAGGTCCAGGAATTAAATCAATTGAGTTAGTATAATGTCTTGGTCTTAATTCTTGATTTGTAATATCTAAACTATTTTTAATTTTTTTAGATGAATCTTGTGCAGAAAATGATGTAAAATTATCTACAAAAAAACCAGACTTAAATCTATTCAATCCCTCAGAATCTGGAATAAACAATGCCGAAGTTTTATTTTCCAACAACGATAGAGTAGTATAATATTCAAGATTTTTGATTCTGTCCTCCAATTTCTTGATATCGGACATCTTGTATCCTTTATGATCAAGGAAGGATACTGATGCTGACCGAACAGAGGGTAAGTATGGCGGTAAAGTTACACTTGCTATTTCTAGTGCATCATCAATGGTGCCAGGTTTTTTTGGATACTCTGCAGGTTCTCCATATTGAACTTGCATTTTTCCATCTTTACTTAAATAAATTCTGTCTATTCTTCCAAGATAGAATGAATATCCCAATTTAATTGATTCATCGCTAGATAAAATATTTGAGATGGAGTTTTCTGCAGAGTTAAAGTTTCTTCCAAAAAATTCAAAAGGAGATCTTTTTGATTCACTTACAACGTAGGAAGAAACTTTTGGTCTAATATCTATTAAATCCGTATTTCTGTATGTGTTTATAAACTGAATATCATTAACATAATTTAATGAATCATATGAATTTTTGGTTATTAAATCGCCATCAACTGAATCAATATATGCATTTGAGAAATAAATTTTTAAAGATCCAGATGGTTGTTGCGATTCTACTTTTCTTTCAAGGAATCCAAAATCATAAAATGTACCCTTTTGTCCATTATTAAACGTAAAGTTAGATGTAATATTTTTACTTGGAGTTTCTAAAGTTGTTACAATTGCTTTAATTTTTGATTCCTCAAAAGTTACTATTTCACCTTCTTTAAAAGATATTGCATTTCTTGGTAAATATGTTATCTGATCATCTGTTAGTTTTTCTGCGTAAATGGCAATTGATCCAGAAATTGATCCAACTATTTTTTCTCCTATAATCAAATCTGAAGTTTTACCAGTTGAACCTGATATATTAGATAAATTAACCTTTGGTGCTGAAGGACTGGAGATATCTGTAGACTCATAAATTCCATAGACTTTTAAAATATCACCATAATTTAAAGAAATTTTATTATCTTGAACTCTAGTTCCATAAGGATAATTACCATAAGTTAAACCATCATTTAACGTTGTTGCTCCTATTCCAGATCCACTGATTGATGATTTATCAACGATTAATGAATTAATTCTATTTTTTCTTTTGATTTTTGCTTTTGGTTTTGTATTAGATAATGTGACAGTTAAGGTTGCACCAGTATCATTATCTCCAAGATTATTAATTTGTAAAGTAGTTGCGTCTAAACTTATAGAAAACTTATCTAAAGTAAGGACTTCCGTTTTACCATCAGATCTTACTAAGAAATATCTTTCCTCATCAAATGGGAGGAAAAATTGATTAGCATCTGCTGTAATTGGTGATGATAGTTTATTATTTGTAATATTTACTGTATATGATTTTCTAATTTTAATTTCAGATGAACTCAAATCAACATTTGAGATAGAATTTCTGGGCATTAAAGTGTACAGAGTTTCATCAAATGATTGATTAATTGAAGTATTTAAAACTGTCAAATCATTAACAGATAGATTTGACGATACAGGTAAAGCACCTTGACATACTCCACTTACAGTGGTTACACCAGTGACAACGATTGATGTTGTACCAACGCTCACCACTCTTGCATATGTTGGTTCTGGAAGATTTAATCCAGAAAAAGAAACTAGACTATTTCTTTTTAATAATTTTCCTGGAAAAATAGGGTTTGGACTTATAATTGTGCTTTGTCCCGTAGTTGCATTATATGGAGTAACCGAAGCAATTCCTATTTTAGTCGAAGAAACTTGTATTGTATCTGCGGTAAATGTCTTTGCAAAACCAACTTCATTTAAACTCGGTCCGCCATATATTGACCTGACATCAGAAATTCCATAAGATGTTACTGCTATTGCAACTCTTACGTTTTGTCTTTCATTCTCATCAAAGATTAGAGGTTCATTTGCAACAAAATTACCTTTTTTTTCATAAACTGTCAAAGCAGTTCCTGCAGAAACAGAACTTCTGATAAATGCAGTAGCTCCGCTATATTTTCCTTTTACAAATGTTGGGATTGGAAGAGTTACTGGTTCATTTAAAGTTAAATGTGAAAAATGTTGGATATCGTAAAGAGAAATATTCCACTGATTTATTTTTTGATTGCTAATGGAATAAGATCCCGATTCCAAATAAAAATCATAAACCCTAGCAAGTCCTATTTCTTTTCCTGAAGCAGAAATGCTATTAACACCAACTCTTTCATCTCTTAAACTTATAATATAAGTATTTCCAACACCTATGAGAGGAGATCCAAAAACTCTGTTTAATGTTAAGGTTGATCCAGTGTTATAGTTTATTAACTGATCTGATAAAGTTTTTGTTGTTCTTGGTTTTGGTATATCAAGATATGTTGGAGATGTTGTTTCAATTTCAAATCCTTTGACAAAAGCTTTTCCTGGTGATAGTTCATATAATGCTAAATCATCTGAAGCAACTGTGCCAGAAAATGTTAATTGACCTTGGTCGAATATGCCATTGTTACCAACTCCATCATTTAAAGATTCTTTCACAGAGACATCAAATGCTTTAACTGTATAATCTCCAGACTCCGAATACGTTCTACGAGCAAATTCTTCTGATAATAGATTGTACTCTGTAGTTTTAGTTTTACTTGTTAAAAATCCTTTTCTAATTGTACCAAGTTCTATAAAATTATTATCATTAAAATCATCAATTGCCTTAAATTGCAATGCACAAGTTATTTTAAGCCTGTCTGCTCCTGGAGCCGCATAGTTGTTAAAGCCTTTTGAATTATCCGTTAAAGTTTCATCTTCATCAGAATTAATTATTTCCTCTTGAATGCGAAGTCCTATTCTTCCTGTAGGATCATTTCTGTATTGATCTAATACTAAAGTTTCATCATCTACATTTACGAAAGTTCCTCTAAGAAAATAAATACCATTCGAAATTGAATATGCAGCAGATGTTGATGATGCATTAAGAGAAATGGCAGAAGCTATTGATTCTCCACTTGGTATAAAAGGATTATTATCTGGTCCAGAAACAATATCAATATCGGTAGAAAGTTCTTCACCATCTAAAAATAGTTTTTGACTTGAATCTGTAACTGCGGAAGAAATGTATGAAATGTAGAGAGACGTATTTCCCCTTTCAGATTCTGTAGATTTTAAAACTTTATCGACAACCGCTGTTACTCCAGAAACTAATCCAATAATTCTTTTCTTAACTAATTGATCAACGTAAAAATCAACTGGTACACCCAAATGTGTGTTATTAAGTTCTACAACATAATAGTATCTGGTATATGCAGTATTTCCAGGTATAACTTTAGCACCTTCCTTAAAGAAGTGTTGACCAAATTTTGCAATTTGATTCTGAAGTATAGACTGAAGACCAGTCAGTTCTCTTGCTTGAACAGGATATCCTGGTTTAAAAAGAATCTTATGATAATTTTTATCGGGATCAAAATCATCAAAATATGGCGAAATATTGAGATTAGTTTGTTGGGCCATAGTTAGTTAAAATTGCAATATAACTTTAATGTCTTCTTTTTGGTTGACGGATCTGGTAATTGCTGGTCTATTATCAATATAAATTATATTTCCAGAATATTTTTTAACTTCTGGATTTGATAGACCATTAGCGAAAGATTGTCCAAGATAATATGTTCTATTATTTATTGAGGTAGAAAATCCATTAAACGATGTTGTTATAGCTAAATTAATACTTCCACCAACAATCGTTAAATTGCCACCAACAGATGGAGAAGATGTAAATCTAGTCAAATCATATCCATATTTGGGAGTTGTTTGTGCTGTCCCAACAGTGTTAAATCCCGCAAGAGTTCTATCTTGCCAATATTTGAGAACTCCAGTGACTTGATCATAATTAATGACTTTTCCAACTGCAGTAACTCCAGTTCCAACAGTTTGAGATACAATTGAATCTGGAGTAAAAGTCGCTGTACTATATCCAGTTCCAGATAAACGCAATCCATATACAGCACTAGCTTTATCTAATGATAAAATTTGAGATGAACCAAAGATTAAGGGGTTTTCAATTAAACCAATTCTGGAAATTTCATTACCAACAATAAAATCTGGATTTTCAGAATCATTTTCTATTCTTGAATAAAGAAGAACATTTTTAGCTCCAAGTTCATTATAGATATCATAACCATGCCCACCAGAGGGAGGAATAATAACATCAAAAACTGGTGGAGAAATTGGTGTTGGAATTCCACCCGATATATAATCCACATTTCCAAAAGTATATCCAGAACCTTGACTTGAGATTGTTACAGACTCAACTTTTTGATCATTATTGACTACTATTGTGCATTCTGCACCAGTTCCATCTCCTTTAATCGGAACTCTTGTATAAGTTTTATTTGCAGTTCCTACTCCAACACCTCTATTTTTTATAACAACAATTTTAATTCCACCATCAACTGCATTTTGCCTTACAGAGGAATTTTCATCGGAAGTTTCCCAATTTGATGGTGTGGGTATATAATCAATCGAATCAAATTTTACTAATTCTGATGGTTTTATGGTATAAAGATATTTCCAAATATATCCATCACCACTTGTTCCCGCA